GTTGCGTAATTAAAGTTTGCTGTTCCGGTAAAATAACCGTTGATTGCTTCAATATTACTCTTATTCACGCCGACCTGATCCAGCGTTCCAGTGAAATCAACCTTGCCATAACTGACAGCACTATTGCCGATCTTGCTATTTGTCACAGCACCACCGGCAATCGCTCCACCACCGACAGAACCGCCACCGTATTTGGAAGAACCAATCGAACCGTCAGACAATCCAGCCGCATTGAATGTGCCATTACTGCCACCGTACTGGATGCTACCAGCGCGGACGTTCCCCGTGAACGTTCCTGATGTTGCTGTGAGGTTCCCGGATGCGTCCACTTTGAACTTACCCTTGCCAAGAGAAATGCCATCCACACCAACATATACACCGTTGTGCGTGGTATCTCCAAATGATGTCATGCTGTTGTACAAAGCTCTTGCAGAGATTGTAAAACCGGAAGTGCCATTGCCGATGTATCCGCTCGTTGCTTCGATTCTGCCTTTGACAGTGAGTCCACTTGCGCTTACGCTCATGACCTCTGTTCCGTTGGCATACCATTTATGAGAGGTGTCATCCAACGCCCAGCTAAACGATGTCTGTCCTTCTGGACTGGTCTTGCTGACTCTTGCTTCAATCAGACCAGCTTGAACGGCAAATGTAGCACGGACATCACCAAACTGCCGTTTAATCTTCCGCTCTTGTGGAGTCTCAAAATTATATTCATGGTTGATCTCTTCATCATGCGGTGCTGAGATGTCCGCTTTCATCAAACGATTGAACGTCCGAACCCTGGTGTACATGCCGCCATAAACATCTTTCACAGCAACACCGTCACCGATCTCGGCAGCCGGATCGAGCAAAGCACCGGAAGCTGTGAATGGTTGATACTGGAATCCTCTCAGCTTGGCAAGAAGGTCAACTGCCATCTGTCGTGTGCCAAATGGATTGGTAAACTCCAATGTTCTGCCGTAATCATCTCCGACCGTGATATCAGTCTCGTCATCGATGTGGATAATGACTTTAGAATAGGAGTCAAACTGCGGTGATTTGTTTAACTCAGATACTCGTCTCAGCAGATTTATTCTGTCACTCATCAAACCACCACCTTACACTTTGATTCTATCTGTACCAAAAACAATATAATCTCCAACGTTGTCGATCAGCAGATTGGTTTCTTGAGGCAGTTCCAACAGAGAAACCAGTCTCAACTGTCCGACCTCTGTGATGATAAAACACCCAGCATACATAGACGCAATATAACCAAGGATCTCTCTCAGCGTGTACTGCATCGGCATTGGAATGCGGTAATTGTTTGTCATGATATTCCATGTTCTCGCGTCCACACTGATATCCATGATCTCCGCTATATTGCCGACCATCGCTCTATCCGTCACAGTACCGCTCGACCAATTGAGTGATCCATTATCGTGCCAGTATTGCTCTGCTGTGAGCATCGCGTCATAACCATGAATCTTCAGCGTTACAAGATCGGAATGATTGTCGCTAATTTCTCTGGTATCGATATAGAAAACGCCTTGCTGAATCCATTCACTCTTTTTCGCTGTATTGCACACACGAACATAAGGCACGACCAAGCCCATCGGAACAATAGCACCGGATGGATTCATCATTTCCAATTCGATTTCCTGAGAGATAGCTTGACCAAGTTCAGGATCGTTATCAAATAACCTACTACTTGTCCTTATACTGATGATCTGATCCTCAAGAAAACCACTGTCTGCACCAGCTCTTGCAACAAGAATTGCCGTACCGCCGAAGAGGATTTTGTCACCATATTCCGTCACAAGATCGCCAGTTTCCCCGATGACAACAGATGTTTCAAACCAATGCGGCTCAGATGCTAAAATTTGACGGTACAACTGTGAAGTCTCTTGCATAAGATCACCTCACAATTCCGTCAAAACTATTGATTCCATCTGATTCCACTTTTCGCCACGATAAAGGCATCGGCTCAAATACTGTGCGCTCTGCTGATCGATCACCATGTTTGCATATACATAATCCTGTGTAAGCAAGTCGAAGTAATACACCTCACAAGGCATCATCAAAAGCGCAGAGCAGGCCTCAGCAGTTTTCTCTGCGTTCTGTGGATTGAACTCAAACTCAATTTCGCCCTTGTTTCGGATCAGCACAACATGAGTCACGCCATCAAGCGTTGTGACAGAATCAGAATACACCGGAATTTTGCGTGTCTGATAACTATCACGCTCGACCATAGAGGTGAAATCAACACCGTTTATCGTCAATGTATAATCCAGCATCGATTACACCCCCATAGCTCTTGCTGTACTGCGCTGATAACGTGATACGGACTGACCGACAATTCTGCCGTCCAGAATAGACTGCACCGTGATCATGATCGGCTGGTCAGACTGAGCGGAAGAAAATGCTTCTCTGATATCACGCATTAGGTTGTCACGACCATAAACCATCTCAGCACCGTTGCCATCACCAAAGCCACGATTGCCTACCACCGTAGGCTGACTGAACATATACGGTTGCTCATAGGCTTTTTTATACCACTCAACCGAAATATCAGGAATTGAAACAATCCCAAGATCACGCCAGTTCACAGTAAAATGCGGCATCTTGATTCTGGGGAAGCTGATCTCCCCTGAAAACAATCTTTTGATGCTGTCAATCAGGTTTCTGATCGTATCCATTGCGGATTCAATCGGTCTTGTAATTGCTTCCTTGATTCCATTCCAAGTATTTGAAGCGGTTTCTTTGATACTGTTCCAAGCGTTCGCAATGCCTTCTTTCATCCGCTCGAACGACCTAACAGCATCCTCTTTCGTGCGCTCAAAACCTTCCTTGATACCGTCCCAGAACGCAACAGCTTTTTCCTTGATCGTATCCCAGTTCTTGTAAAGCAATACACCAGCCGCAACCAAGGCAAGGATCGCCAAGATCACAACACCAACAGGAGATGCAATCAACCCTATTGCCGTTGATAATTTACTGATAAGAGAAAGGAGCGGCGAAATAGCCGCTACAATAGCCAAGATCGTAATAATCAACTGCATCTGTTCAGGAGTCAACTGAGCAATGAAGTTCAGCACTTTCTCAACAGCACCGGCTACCTTTTCAATAACAGGAGTCAACGCCTCAAGCGCAGATGCTCCAGCTTTCGCCAGCGTTGCCATACCCTGTGCTTTCAGCTTGTCAATCTGATCGTTTACCGCATTCAAGCCATCAAGGGTTTCCTGGTCCAGAATCAGACCGGCATTCTCAGCTTCTTTACCAAACTCCGTAAGAGCCGCACCACCATCGTCAATTATTCCAGCCAGTTCATTCGCAGACTTGCCGAAAATTTCCATCGCAACCGCATCACGTTCTGTATCATTCTCAATGGAAGACAAATACTTGATAGTATCATTGAAAATATCAGAGGTTGAGCGGAAGTTCCCGTTCATGTCTCTGGTTGCAATGCCAAGCTCATTGAACGTTTTTTCACTCGTTCTCAGCTTGTTGGTCATCTTCTGAGCCGCGCCGACAATAGTCTCCATCGACACATCAATGCGGTCAGCCGCATATTGCATCTTCTGAAGCTCTGCCGTTGTAAATCCGCTTTGTTTCGCCATCGTGTTTAGATCATCGGAAAGCGTAGCGGCTTTGTAAGCCATACCGACAATCCCGGTCAGCGCACCAGCGGCGGCAGTTGACAATGCTTTTGTCTTCTGAGCCGCTTTCGCAGTTGCTTCAGATACCTTTGATGCGACAGCAGAAACCTTTGCCAGAGATGCGTTGAAATTCCTTGCAGCACTTTCAGCATTTTTCAGGTCATTGGTTGTCGCTATAATCTCACGCTGTAAAGCCATGTATGCTTCGGAGTTTTTATCAACTCCTTGAGCATCCATCTGCTTTTGTGCGTCCTTCAAAGCATCGAGCTTTTCCTTTGTTGCCTTGACCTGATCCGCAAGAAGTTTCTGCTTCTGTCTGAGAAGCTCCGTGTTTGTCGGATCGAGCTTCAGCAGTTTATCAACGTCTTTAAGCTGGCTCTGCGTGTTCTTTATTGTGGAGTTTACGCCTTTCAGCGCAGACTGTAGCTTTGTGGTATCGCCACCAATCTCAATGGTAATACCAGCGATTCTGCTTGCCACGGTCATTCACCACCTTAAAATTTATCAAAATCGGCTTG